TGCGAGGAAATAAAACCTCAAGGATCGATGATTGTGTTTCCTTCGTTCCTTTATCATCAAGTAACACCAATAACTCGCGGTACAAGATATTCATTGGTATTGTGGTCGTTGGGACAACCATTTAAATAGGATTAATTATGAACGACTTAATTTCAAATTGGGATGACCTGACCGAAGATCAAAAGCAAGATGTTTTAAAACATATGGATAATTCCCCAAACTTTGAAAAAATTGAAGAGCCCAATCCCGGAACATTGTTTTTTCAGACAACCGGCTGGGCAAAAATTGAAAATTTTATCAGCGCGGAGATGGCATCGTTATTTTATCATCACGCTAAATTATCTGTTGAAAGATTATTGTACATCGAAAATAAGTTCCCTGAAAAAAATAATGAAGATTATTACGGATCATTTGGTGACGGACAATCAACAGATTACAGTCGGTATGGCGATCCTATTTTCGATGCCTTAGTTGATACTTCTTTAGGAAAAGTTCAAGAAATTACAAATGTTCCTTTAATATCAAATTACAGTTATTATCGACTATATACCACAGGATCGATTCTAGAGAAACATACCGATAGAGCAAGTTGCGAATATTCAGTAACTGTTTGTCTTGGTTACGATGTATCAAATGTAGATCAAAACACCTATCCTAATTACGATTGGCCGATGTTTGTTAATGATCGTGGGATGTCTCTTCCTGTACATATGAAACCCGGTGATGCTATTATATACAAAGGATGCGAAATTGAGCATTGGAGAGAACCGTTTTGGGGATTAAATCATGCACAACTCTTTTTACATTACTCACAAGCAGACGGCCAATTTAATATTAAGAATGATGGAAGGGAGATTATGGGATTGCCGGGAGAATTTAGATCTAGCAATTCTATAAGTTTAAATTCTGAACCTGTTAAAAAATGATATTACATTTATTTCCTATACCGGTATATTTAGATAAAAGCATAGACATGATTTCTGTAGGGTCTAAATTGTTTGATATCTGGCCAGAAGAGACACGATTTAATGGGTTTTTCAATACTACATTAAAGGGAGAATATTGTCCTTACAAAGCACCGGTAACATGGGATTTAATTGATGTGCCAGAGGCTCAACCTCTGTTGGAATACATTAAACGATCTGCCATTCTATACCTAAAAGAAAACAAGAACCGGCCGCACTCTGTTAGAGTTCAAAATATGTGGCTAAACGAAATGGCCAGCGGCGAACATCATCCTAAACACTCGCATTACGGATATAGTATTAGCGGAACATTTTATGTAGATGTGCCTGAAGGATCAAACAAGCTAGGGTTATACAGCCCGTTGGATGGAGTTGGACATATTCTAGGACCCGAATCTCAAGATAGTTGGACCACAAGCAATTCAATGTCTTGGTGGATTCCTGTCGAGGCTGGCAATATAATTTTGTTTCCGTCACATATTAAACACGAAGTTCCTCCTATGCAATTTCATGGATTGCGAAGATCGATTTCATTTGATTTAGTCTTAATACCAATAGAATGAATAAAAATCTAGATCATTATCTAAAAATTTATCGTAACGCGATTGACGAGGATGATTGCAAAACTATAGTCACCGAATTAGAAAAAGCTAGTTTTGTGACTCATGCCTTTTATGATGCCGTGATTGATCAAAATATAATACACGAACATGAACCAAAAGTTTCTATAGATGATATTCCTAGCAACGAGATGTTGATGAAATTAATTTGGAATCTTCTACAACAATATGTTACTATAGATTTAAAAAATGATTGGTTTTCTGATTGGAAGGGCTATACTAGGCCCAGATTTAATAGATATGAAATTAACGATAGAATGAAAAATCACTGCGACCATATACAATCAATGTTTGACGGCACTAGAAAAGGCATTCCCACCTTAAGCATCATTGGAAATTTAAATAACAATTATCAAGGCGGTGAAATAGTTATGTTTGAAAATGAAATTATAGAGTTAAACGAAGGCGATGTTATGATTTTTCCTTCAAATTTTTTATACCCCCATAAAATTGAACCAGTAACTGCTGGTATTAGATATTCTTTCGTGTCGTGGTGTTTTTAAATGTCTCTAAATCTATCCGAGCTTATATTACACAAGAAAAATTTTTTAACGTCTGACGAATGTGGGTTTTTGATTAATGAATATGAAAAAAGAAATCAAGAATATGTATTAGAACGGTGTCCCGAAGCTAACACAGGGATAGATACTTTTAGCACGTTTAAAAGGATAGATTTAACTTACGGTACGCAGGCATTTGATATTGTACATTCTGCTACCGAACGTATGATAAATCTCTATCATGATTATCTAGACACTTTTGAATCCTTTCATACAAAATATCGAGAATGTCTAATGTATAGTCATATGTACAGGCTGTTAAAATATGACACTGGGGCTAAAATTCATCCGCATACTGATCATGATCCGTTTGTATATGGCAGTTGTACTTTTAATCTAAATGATGATTACACTGGAGGAGATTTTAGTTTTTGGAACGGAAAGCACAAAATAAAGTTAGGCAAGGGTGATGCTCTGATATTCCCTGCCGATCATTTCTGGGTTCATGAGGTATTACCAATTGAATCTGGACTTAGATATAGTACTAATAGCTTCTTACAAAAAATTCCCGATTCATTAAAAGAAAATGTTTTTGATTATTTAAAATATAATAATTCAACGACGTTTGACGGAACAAGATATAATATAACTGAGAAAAAGTAGATGTCTGAATTTACATTGTATAATTTATGGCCAACTCCGGTGTATGAAAATAATATACCGTTAGATCCTAGTTGGTTAGAATCTATCAATACATTAGAGTTTGAAAGAATGAAATCCGGTAACGGTAATATAACCATTGATAGAAATATTTTATTGAAACCCGAATTACAGTCTTTAAAAGAAAAAATTAGCGAACACTGTAATATTTTTATAAAAAATTTTTTGTCTATATCGGATAGAACTAATTTTTATATTCACAATTCTTGGGCTAACATACATGCACCTGGTGATTGGGCACAATCTCATAGGCACGTCAATAGTTTAATTTCTGGTTGTTTTTATTTAAAAACGCCACAAGATAGTGGCCAGATACGATTTTTAAAAAATCCAGGAAGTACAAATTTATTTCCTTTTGCAACTTCATTTGATTACAACACCACAAATCATGTTACTGCAGAGTGGTGGAATATTACACCTAGGGAAGGAATGATATTATTGTTTCCGTCCCATTTACTCCATGAAGTTGATACAAACAAAAGTACAGAAAATCGATATTCTCTAGCTTTTAATTTATATGCAAGAGGATCTTTTGGTTATGAAGAATGTTATCTGGAATTAAATTAAGATATTTTATTTTCTAGTTGTGTTCTTATAGAGCTAAGACGATTCTGCATTTCTTGATGTTGAGTTGAGTTTAGCATCCCTTCTGAAACCAATATCCTAAGCCCAGTATCTACTTGTTTTACAACTGATAAGAATTGATTGTACAAACTGTTCAATTCTGCTTTAGTAGTAACATCGGAACATTCTTTAATAGCTCGCTGATATCTTTCACAATCTTTTTTAAATCTAGGATTATCCTGTATCGAAATCATACTGCGTTCTCCATGATTAATACAGTCTCGATTTTAGTTTGAGTTATCTTATTTGTTAGTGTAGATTTTAAACCAGTGTGTAGATTTTTTGGAAGATTAACAAGATTAGACCAGCATATGGTTAAACTACTGTTGCCAAAAAATTCTTCATCAACTAAGCACATAAATGTAGAATACTCAAATCCCATATCTTGACTTTGGTAAAGTTCGACTGGTATTAGTCTAGACTCTTTACCTACGAGATTTAAAATTACTTCTTTGGAATCGTCAAATACAGAAGTGTTTCTGACGAATGTGGGCACAGTCCATTTTGAATCTTCTAGAATTAAAAAAATCCTAGAAGTTTTTTTTGAAATGAATAATATACCGGCACGCTTTTGCATACCAGTACTTATCATGGATTTATGTTGAAACTCCAATATCCGGCTGTGTATTCGCCCTCAAAACTCTTGAGCCACTGACCGTCTTCCCATTTGTATTGGATCATGGTTTTTAAGTTTTGAACATATTGAACACTGGTTGAGCTTGTCGAATCAAACACAACAGACCACGAATCAGTTGAAGCACTCCATTGTATGATATCGTTGGCATTGGCTGTAAAGATGCTGTTGTCTTTGTTTTTCCATGCTTCTGGACCTTCAACAATATCTTCCAAAATCAAATATCGAACTCCGTTTGGAATATCGTCGTGTGTTAGACCAAATGTTGTGATTGGATTGAATGACATAGGATTTACGATAGCATCTATTATTCCTAATGTATTCGAAGGCAGGGTGTCGCGGTCAAATTGTACCTGTAGATATGTAGTATCTACATCGTTGATAACAAATGTACCCACTAACTCAGTGCCGTTCGGTTGTAAAAATCTAAGCTGGCTAATTCCTTCTTTGTATCCGTCATACTGATCCAATACAATGTTCCAATCCAATCTTTGACCGTGTTTAACAGGGGTGTCTAATTTTAGTTCAGTGACTGCTTCGTTGGGGTTTAGAACGCTGAGATCATATAATCCGTCTGAGAGGTCGCCAGTATTGCTCTTGAGCAACAACACACCGTACTCACCGGGTGTTACCCTAACTGCATTAGGATTAGCATCAGGACCATCTACATAATTAAATGCTAGTTCTGACAACGGTTTAAGATTGCCGTCATCGGAAAACATATTCATAATAATATTTTGAACCACGCCAAGTTTCTTAACTTTAACTGGCGGTGAAATATAAATTGGCATTTCGAAATCGATAGTGCAAATATCAATTTCAGATTCAAGTCCTGCAGGAATTGTTCTACTGGTAAAGTTTGTGGTTTTTAAATCTACTACGCTTAAACTAGTCCAGTCGATATAGTTGTCTGTGGTCTGCACTTCTAAACTAGGATTAAACAATACTAAAATTTGTTCAAGCAACTGTAATTTTTGATCAGTATTTGATGTCCAAATATCTGCTCGCATAGTTAATAAAAATGGAGTTGGCATCAAACGTTCTACAGTATAACCAGCACCTTGATAATTCTGATATTCTGGATTACCGTTCTCATCAAATTCGTAGGCACGCTCCCTAACACTTACTTTACTAACATAACTAGCATCACCTAGTCTTGAACGATTTAGTTCCAGTCCAGTGATGTAACAGGCAATCTTAGGCACACTGGGCATTTTGTTTTCAGAATTTTCTTTAATAATAGCCGCAACTTGTCTAGACATGTCACCGTAATTTACTGGGACGCTACGTAATGTACCGTCACCTGATTGGTATTTGAATCCAATAAAGATTCTCATAAACTGAGTTACGTACCGTCTTATCTGTCCATCATAGAAAAAATCCATTATTCGTCTGCCTTAGGTCTTAGAGCCTTTGTTAAGCTCTGTTTTTCTTTAACTTCTTTACCATTAATCGTATTAACATTATCATTGTTAATGAAGGTAGATTTCTGATTTAATCTTATATCTTTACCTTCAAACGGTTGTCCTGGGCCGGTATCGCTGGCTCCAAGATTGCTCATAGTCATTCTAACTCCATCTTCATATTTGACCCAGCGTCTTCCATTATATCTAAACAATCGTTTAGGAAAATAATCTGTTCTTAAACAAAATTGTCCTTCAACTGGGGATAACGGAAATGCTATACCGCTGGTAAAGGGAGCACCGTTTGGCGGAACTATATCTTCATGATAGTTATCGTAGCCGTCTTTGGTAGGAGTAGCCATAACTGATGTAGTATCAACTACTTGAATGACAACTCCGTCGCTACCGCTAACTGTGGCGATACTAGCATCCAGCTCACCGCTATTAGTAGTCACTAACTTTGGCTTGCCGTGATCGTCTAATGGTACTGTATAAAATTTTGTTGTGTCGTACCCACTGCGAGGAGCATCTGCCTCTGCTTGATCGAGAACTGCTTGAGTAATCTGCATCTCTTTTTCGTAGGTACTCATAATATCACGCAGTGTGATATTTGTTTCGTTTCCATCACAATCAACCGCTGCCTTGTCGAGGATCTGTTTAAACTCTTGACTATCTACTAGAGGTTTGCATTTAGCACGATATAAATGTGGATACCACAATACTGAAAATCCTTCAGCTGCTCTATTAACTTCTTCGATTACATAGAATCGTTTTAACGCAAACGATAAATCGTTAAGCGCATGATCGTCTTTTAAGTGTGGAAGTTCGATAACATCGCCGGAAATAACTTTTCTGCCAAGTTTTTCTATAGTATCATTGATGTGGAACGTGATAAAGATCGTGTCGTTTTGTAAAAATAAGCCAAACTGACTTAAATTAAAATCAATGTCTTGAATATTATATACGCCTCTCATTACATATACATCTGGATCGTATTTTCTATCTCTATTTTCTAAAAATAATAGATCTTGTATCTGAAAAGGATCGTCTTCGGAATAATAAGGGGTTGTTGGAGTAGCTTCTGATTCGCTCGCAGCACCGCCTGGCCCTAGGTACTTGTGAATAAGCACATCGGTGCCGCCAACCTGGAACATTTCCCAGATATTTTTATCTATAAATTTGTAATCTTTGCCCTTTTCTGGGCGGTATAAGCTGAGTCTTGGCATAGTCATATATTTATAAATACTAGCATGAGCCAACTTGACCAAGAAAAACAAAAGGTTTTTGACTACTGTAAAGCCATGCTGGGCGACGGCATGATTGACATAGAACTAGACCCTATACACTACGAAACAGCCCTAAGTCGTGCGCTTGGAGTTTTCCGGCAGCGCGGAGAAAATTCTGTAGAAGAAAGCTTTGCTTTTCTAACTTTAGAAATAGATCAAAACGAGTATATCTTACCAGAAGAAATACAAAATGTTAGAGAAGTTTACCGAAGAAGTATTGGATCACGAAGCGGTGGCGGCAACGGCGGCACTGTATTTGAACCGTTTAACTTAGCCTATACTAACACCTATTTGTTAAGTTCTACTAACATGGGCGGTCTAGCAACTTATGAGCTATTTGCTGGTTATCAAGAACGAGTGGGCAAAATGTTTGGTAGTTTTATTAACTTTACCTACATGCCCGACAGTAGAAAACTTTTAATTATGCAACGCCCAAGAACACAAGAAGAAGTGATGCTGTGGGTTTATAACAAAAAACCTGATACGTTGATTCTAACAAATTCTTACTCCGGACAATGGGTTAAAGATTACACTTTAGCCAACTGTAAAATCATGTTAGGTCAAGCTCGTGAAAAATTTGCGTCAATAGCAGGACCACAGGGCGGAACTGCCCTAAACGGTTCGGCTATGAAAGCAGAAGGTCAAGCGGACATTGATCGTCTAACACTTGAACTAACTACGCAAGTACCTGGCGGAATCGGCTACAGTTTTGTAATTGGATAACGATGAAAGCATCTGAATTTATATTTGAAACCGACGAAGAATTTTATACCGAAGCCGCAAAGATGGTTTGGGGTGTAGGTAAACACACTGCTCGCGGAGGAAAAGCTAAATTAAAATTCCGTTGCGCTTCGGGTCCAAGAAAAAGTCGTCAGGTAAGCCACCCATCAAAGTGCCATCAACCTATGGATGTAGCACAAGCACAGCGTATGAAGACAACCAGAGCTCGTACTAAAACACAAGCGGCTCGTAGAACTGATAGAACTAAGTCTATCAATACCGCTAGCGTATTAGCCAACAGACTCAACACTGGCAAACCAAAAACACCAAAACCATATTATTAAGTTTGACACAATAAACTAATGATTGTATAATATTCTTAATTGGAGGATATTATGATCATAGGTATTTGCGGGTTTATTGGCAGCGGTAAAGATACTGTTGCCGACTATCTAGTTAATTTTCACGAATTTAGACGCGAGTCATTCGCCAGCACTCTTAAAGATGCTGTAGCCAGTGTATTTGGTTGGGACCGTACTATGCTAGAAGGGCGGACCAAAGCAGCTCGTGAGTGGCGAGAGCAGGTAGATCCGTGGTGGGCAGAGCGATTATCGATGCCTACACTTACTCCTAGATGGGTACTACAATACTGGGGCACAGAAGTATGCCGCAAAAGCTTCCATGACGATATCTGGATCGCTTCACTAGAAAACAAACTCCGTAATTCAAAAGACGATGTCGTTATTTCAGACTGTCGCTTCCCTAATGAAATTCAAAGTATTAAAAATGCCGGCGGTATGATTATATGGGTCAAGCGTGGCGAATTGCCCGACTGGTACGATACAGCGGTGCTAGCTAATCAAGGGCACAACGTCTCTTCCCAAGAACTTAAGATGAAGAAAATACACGCTTCTGAAACTGCTTGGGTCGGCACCGAGTTTGATTTTGTGTTAGAAAATAACACCAGTATCGACGAGCTGTATTTGAAGATCGAATCTTTGGTTAAAAATCAGCAACAAGATCACCTTGTCGCCATTTGATTCCTTCTTTGGCTAACACTCTCTGACAGTTAGCACATACAGTTTTTAAATTAGAGGGCCTGCAGTTATTGAGGTCCTCATCTACATGAAACGCTGAAAATACTTCTTGATGCGGACTTTTAAAACCGCATTTATCGCACTGATTCTTCTTCCGATATCCTGCTCTATACCATCTAGGTATTCCGTGATGCTTGCCGTTCTTTAAACAGATTTCACACAAGGACCTATAAAAGGTTTTACCGTTTTTGTGGTAGTTGATAGCTGCGGGCCTAAAACCGCACTGGCATAGTGGTCTCATATAGTTATTTAAAAGAACCGCACCTTTTCTATCCCTTTTTACTCGGTTATAACGGGCTATTTTTGTTCAAACCCGCTAAATATCTATACGAGATTTAACCATCAGGAGATAACGGAATGGCCCTACAATCACCAGGCGTACAAGTTACGGTAATTGACGAGAGTGTATATACATCTGCCGAAGCAGGTACAACTCCTCTTATCGTAGTAGCTACATCACAAAACAAAACAAATGCCAGCAACACGGGAGTTGCTCAAGGCACATTACAAGCAAATGCTGGTAAAGCATATAGAATTTCAAGTCAAAGAGAACTTATTGATGTCTTTGGCGTACCTACATTTAGAAAAACTGCTACAGGAACTCCTGTTAATGGCGGCGAACAAAATGAATACGGTCTTCAAGCGGCATACAGCTTTTTAGGTGTATCCAATGCTGCTTATATCATAAGAGCAAACATTGATCTTAATGAATTAACTGCATCGGCAGCAGCTCCGGGATCGGAAGCCACTGACGGTCAATGGTGGTTAGATACTGCGGCAACAACATGGGGCATCTTTGAATGGGATGCTAGTGCTGCTAGCCAAGGTGGCCAAAAATTTGTTAATAAATCTCCGTTAGTTTTAACTGTTGATAATGAAGACGATGTAACTGCTGGATCTCCTCCATCACCAAAAGCAGGTGTTGGCCGAGTTGGTGATTATGCTATGGTGGCATACAGCGGAGTTATTAGATTATTCTACAAAGGTGCAGAATACGGTAACACTAACAACGTTTCCTGGCAGCTAGTTGGTTCTCAAGCATGGAGAAAATTCTTTCCTGTATTTGAAACACAATTTAACGCAGCATCAAGCGGCAGTATCACAATTACCGCAGGTGTAGGAATGGCAACATCAGTTACTGTACCAGCAGGTACAGCTGCCGCTACATTAGCAGCTAATATTAACGGTGTAGCAATTGACGGTGTTCATGCTGTTGGTGAAGGTAACGTATTAAGAGTGTATTCTACAGGATCTGGCGATGTTTCAGTCGGAGACGATTCAACAGGCTTAGGATATGTTACTTTAGGTACTGGTACTATAGATCCAGGAACTATCTTTAGCATCGGAACCCAAAGAACATTTTATGTTCCAGATTTACAAATAAGTGCGCACACATCAGTGCCACAGTGGAAGTCGGCAGGAACAACAGCAAGACCTACTGGGTCTGTATGGGTTAAAACTACTGATCCTAACGCAGGTGCTCGTTGGAGAGTTAAGCGTTGGAAAGCATCAAGCAAGGTGTGGGAAGAAGTTGCGTCACCTTTATATGCCAACGGTCAGTCAGCAATTTCTGCGATTGACAGTTCAAAAGGTGGCCTAGGTATTCCACAAAACACTGCGTACATCCAGTACAACTACGAAGAAGACACCGGCTACGATGGTACTCCTCAAACAGCAACATTTAAAGTTTTCACAAGAAAGAACACAGGCATAACTCAAGCTACTTCAGAAACAATTACAACTCAAGTAGCTGCCGGTAGCTATACATTAACACTTGTTGAAACAGTGGCTGGATCATCAGCTCTTTCAACACCAGTTACAGTTACATTTACTGCTACGGGTGCGGCCAGCGATGCTGATCTTATTAGAACAGCAATTAACAGTGCTGGTCTAACAAATGTAGAAGCAACTGTAGCTAGCGGTAAAATCACTATTCGTCACTCAACAGGTGGCGAAATTAGAATTGCTGACCCAGACAACTTGTTTGTTGATATCGGTCTAACAACTGATACTACTAATTTGTATGCTGATCCAAGCGGTGTTTATGATTTTATTGTAAGCAATTGGCAACCACTATCAGATGTAGGTTATGTAGCTACAAATGCATCACCGAAAAACGAACCAGTAGATGGTCAGTTATGGTATTCGAGCAGAATCGACGAAGTTGATATTATGGTTCTTGACTCTACAGCTGGAGTTCCAGTATGGAAAGGATACAGAGAAGTTTATCCTCTAACTAACACTGCTGGACCAATGATTACATCAACTCGCCCTACAGAGCAAGCTGACGGATCGGACTTAGAAGATGGCGATTTATGGATCAGCACAGCTGATCTAGAAAACTACCCAACTGTTTATAGATACAACGGATCTACACTAAAGTGGGATCTTGTAGATAAGACTGATCAAACAACAGAAAACGGTATTTTATTTGCCGACGCTCGTTATGGATTAAGCGGCGCTGATGGCGATCAAGCACAAGACATCGTCGATTACTACGCAACAACCGGTGCCGGGTTTGTTGATTTTGATTGTCCAGATCCAGCATTATATCCAAGAGGTATGCTGTTATGGAACACTCGTCGCAGCGGATTTAACGTTAAGAAATATGTAGTAAATCATATTGATCGTGACGGCGACAATGATAGAATGAACGAAAGCATGGCCCTATACGCACCGAATCGTTGGGTAACTGCTTCGTCTAATCAAGATGACGGTTCTGGTAGCTTTGGACGTAA